AGCAGAAGTCTCGCTTGGACATCTGCCTGGACCGTGGTACAGTCAAGATTTGACAGCAGCCACAGATCTACACCCTTTTTGGCTCCAAAGAAGTGCCTATGAGGAACTTCTGACACATCACCCCCCCCTCAAGGTTTTCGACAAACATCTCCCAAAAATGTTTGGACCCCGAAAACTGATTGCCCCTGATACTTACTCAAGTTTCAAGAACGAGGAGGGAGCAAGCCCGCCAGTCAACCCTTATAAGGAATTATTGACCTTAGACTGGGCACAGGTAGAGGAACGCGTAACGCAGGACCTGTCGTACTATTATAATACGGTGGACGCGGATGAAGTAGCGCCTGTTTGGGACGAGGAGGACAGACTCAATAGAGATCTGGTACCTTTCTTTGACCACGATGGTCCGGCCGTTGATATGGCTCGGGAACACATCTTAGAGTGGCAAGAATGGTGGCAACGGATAGATAATCTACCCGGCATCACCACCTCAACCGGGAATCCTATGGGTGAAGCAGCAAGCTTCCCCATTCTCAACCTGGTCACAACATTCTCAGCAGAACGTGCGGGACTGCCCTTACATGGGAACACGGGAGATGACTCCCGAATCCCCTTGGGTCAAAAAGGAAAACCTTCAGTCCTTAAGGAACCTGAGAATGAGCGTTCATCTAAGATGAACGCTCTCCTGTCAACACTCCCGGCCCGCCATAAATTCTGGGGGCCGACTGAGAGGCTCAACGTTCATGAGCTCTCTCTGAGCGAAGTTGGTGCGGTATTATCTAGGGGAGACCCCAGAGAAGGGAAGCCTAATAAGATCTTTAACCACCGGACATACTCTTTATACAAGGAGATGCCCATGCGTGGCGATCATAAGCTACCTTTCATACCTACCAAGTTGCTGAGTGCTCCACCAGGTGGAGCCAAGGGTACAATAAGTTGGTTTAACCAGCCTACCGCGGTGCGTCAGCACTGCGCGGATTTCCAGTTCCATGTACCCCATCGGCTGTGGAGGAAATTGCCCTACTGGAACGAGACTGTTGCCGCATTCTCTCTGGGCATTCCTGTGCGTGAAGCTGTTACGCTTGGAGGTGTAAACCATCCGGTTTTCCCCCACACAGCGGGAACGAATCCCCGCAACACGCAAAGGTGGTTGTCAGCATTATCCAGCCTAACCCTAGTGGATTGGGCAACGGGTACTGGTTTGTCACCGCTCCCATCAGCTACGTCCGCTCAATGTCGGCAAAGTAGCAAGGAGTGGCTTAAGAACCTGGTACGTGAAGAAGCTTACTTCACAGAAGCTAACAACCCTGAAGGACGGAAACTTAGTCGGCTCGGATTCGACCCCGACTTACGCGGTCCACTGCCTACCTTAAAAGAGGCGGCAGAGGAAGCCACTAGGTTTGCCAGTTCCTATCTTCTGTATGCGAAAGGGCCCGTAGAGTTCTTGCGGACACCGTCAATTATGACAGTGTCCCATAAGTTCCAAAGGCACATTTCCAAAGGCAAGCTATACCTTCGGAAACGCAGAGACGGAGGGTTATCCCCGCTCACCTACTCGGATACAATGCGTGATATCGCCAGGAAGACTAATGTCTTCTTATTGGAGCCCGATATCAACATACCAGGGAGACATGCCGCCCGCGGTTATGGCCTTATAGAGTCAAAGTTTGACCCTAACAGAAAGCCATGGAAGTGGGACTGGCTTGAACGAGGTACACCTACGTTCATTAACATGTTTGCCGAGGCAGTGGAAGGATCTTATCAGTCCTCCTGCGGTCC